ATATCGGTATCCTGTGGTTTGAGGAAGCCGACCAAATCAAGGGCGGTGAAGATGCGGTGCGCAATGTGCAGCAGTCTGCGCTGCGCGGCGGTGAGTTTGGTCTTACCTTTATCAGCTTCAACCCTCCGGCTGCCAGCCGCAACTGGGCGAACCGCTACGCCCGCGAGGAACGCAAGGGCAAGCGCATCCATCATTCGACCTACCTGCAAGCCCCTGCTGCATGGCTCGGCCCGAAGTTTCTGGCGCAGGCGGAGTACATCAAGGAAACGCAGCCGACGAAATACCGCCATGAATATCTGGGCGAGGTCGTCGGCAGCGGTACGCAGGTATTTGAAAATCTGCGGCTTGAGCCTATCTCGCAAAAGACTATCCGAAACTTCGACACCATTGAAAACGGTGTTGACTGGGGCTGGTATCCCGACCCGTGGGCGTTCAACCGCTGCCACTATGATGCGGCACGCAAAACGCTGTATATCTTCGACGAACTGACCCGGCTGCGTACCTCCAACGAGGAAACCGCAAAGCTGGTGCAGCAGCGTATTGAATCGTGGGAGAGCGTGACCGCCGATTCCGCAGAGATGAAATCCTGCGCCGACTACCGCGCTTTTGGCATCCTCTGCCGTGAGGCTGTCAAAGGGCCGGGAAGTGTGAACCAGAGCATGAAGTGGCTGCAAGGGCTGGCAGCCATTGTCATCGACCCGCATCGCTGCCCCGACACGGCAAAGGAGTTCAGTGAATATGAGTACGAGGTTGGCCGTGACGGCACAGTGCTGCCGGGGTATGTGGATGCAGACAACCACCATATTGACGCCGTCCGCTATGCTGTCAACCGTATCTGGATGCGCAGAGGTGCATGATGAAGAAATTTCGAAAATGGCTCATTGACCGCTTTTTGCCGCGCTGGGCCTATGAATCGCTGCTGGAGGAACTGACAGCCGCCAACAAGAAGCAGGAGGAACTGCGGCAGACCGTAGAGCGGCAACAGTGCTATATTTCCGGGCTGGAATATGCACTGCGGCACATGACACCGACTGTCGTGGTGGAAAGCCATGAAAAAGAAACCAAAGAAAAAGCCGGATAAATGCCGGGGCTGCCCGTGGCGGG